AATAATAATAAAATTAAAAAAACTAATAATATGTTTGGAAAAAGAAAATTTAATAACCTGTTCGATGAATTTGATTCGTTATTTAACAACATAAACCCAACTTACTATAGAGTAGGTCCTAATGGTTATGTATTATATTACGGTTCAGAAAGTAATAAAAACACTATTGATGAAATAACCACCTTAAGGGAGGAATTAAATGTATGTGTAGAAAATCAAGAATTTGAAGAGGCGGTAAAACTTAGAGATAAAATTAAGTCTTTAGAAATTAATGGAGAAAAAATAAATAAATTAAAAAAGGAATTGAACCAATCAATTAAAGATGAAAAGTTTGAGGACTCTATTAAACTTAGAGACCAAATAAAAAAATTAATTAAGTAATTAAGTTTAGACCCTCCTCAACGGAGGGTTTTTTATTTCTATATTATTCATATACTTATTAAAAAACACATTATGTCAATAAAAAGCGAAAAAATACAAGGAAAGTTAATTATTAATGAAATAGATTCATCTAACTTAAAAAAAACGATTTATGATACCTCTAATGAAAAGTTAGTAGTAACATTTAAAAATGGTATGGAGTATGAATATGAAAAGGTCCCTCATTCAATGTACACTAAATTTAGAATGGCTGAGTCACAAGGAGGATTCTTTAATAAAGAGATAGGTAGGAAATACAAATATAAAAAAATAACAAAGTAATAAAACTTACTATTTATAAACATGGATAATATTATTTCTAGTTTTGATGTTAAGGATGAATTAAATCCAACAATATGGAATAATCCTGATGACCCTACAATTACTGTAATGAAAGAAGATATTCGTTTACAGTTAATAGAAATAGCCAATAAATTCATTGAGTTTTTAGATTATGATATTTTTACTCAAGATATAACTATGACTGGTTCGTTATCAAATTATAATTGGTCAGAATTTTCAGACATAGATTTACATATTATGTATGACTTTAATGAAAAGGGTAACGAAAAAGAACTTTACAAAGATTTATTTAAATTAAAAAAAACATTATTTAATTCGACACATGATATAACCGTAAAAGGTTATGAAGTTGAATTATACGTACAAGATATAAATGAACCACATATTTCTACAGGAGTTTATTCAGTATTATTTAATGAGTGGGTAATTAAACCATCTAAAGAAGAAGTTAATATTAATCAAAAAATAATTAAAGATAAGGTAAGTCAATGGGAAGACATCATTGATTTAGTAATTGATGACATTGAAGAGTCTGATGATGATTTAGAAACTTCTTTAGGAAAGATAAAAAAAGTAAAAGATAAATTAAAAAAATATAGAGGTTGCGGTTTAGAAAAAGAAGGTGAGTACTCATATGAGAATTTAGTTTTTAAATACTTAAGGCGAAACGGATATATTCAAAAACTTTTTGATTTTCAGAATAATATAACAGACAAACGTCTTTCATTATCTGAACAAAAATAAACTATAATTATAACGTAAGCTAAGAAAAAATGGAAATTCTTAACTTACGATATATTTATTATAAAAAACTATTATGGCACAAACTGGATGCACATCAACACAATACACTATTCCTGACCTAAGTGGGGGAACGATTACACCAATGCATGCGACATATGTGAATGAAAAAAATGAATCAATTACTCAATGCACAACTGTTAGGTTAGGTGGAGTTAATGGTCTATTTAGTTAAAATTAAAAAATATTAAAAAAATATAGAGATATGGCAGATTTAAAACCTCTAGGTAGTGAGAAATTAGAAGGTCAAGAAAAAATAAATAGAATTCTTGAGCTAGCTAATTACGGTTCTAAACCGACTACTCTAAGTGAAAACAAAAACTCCAAAGCCGACTATTCAATTCAGATGGCTGATGGAAAGTACTACGGTATTGTAAAAGAAAAATTAGGATATGTAGTAAAAGCGGGTATAAGTGAATCGGAACTTGAGTATAGTGAACCTATGCAAAACCGTAAACACTATAAATCTTTTTCTCAAGCTATGAAAAAAGTTAATTTAATTGCAGGAGAACTTAATAGATTAAATGAGAATGTTGAGGGAGTTAATATTATAGGGGAACAAAAAAAGTTTGTTCTTAAGACACCAGCACCTAAAGTTGATGTTGATATTAATGTAGATGAACCATCATTAGAACCTGAAGAAGATTTAGACATGGATGTTGATATGGATGTTGATATGGATAGTAATTCTGAAGAAGAAATAGCTGACGATGAATTAGATTTAGGATTGGACTTAGACGATTCTGAAGACGAGGAAGTTGTTGATGTTGAAGTGGAGGATGAAGAAGAAGAAGATTCATTTAAAACCATTCAAAAATTAACAGGTAAATTAGGTCAAAAATTAAGAACTTATGATAAAAACCAAGGTTTATCATCTGAAGATATAAAATATGTATTAAATTCAATAATTTCTGCCGTTGAATTAGACAGATTATCAGAAGAAGATAAGGAAGATATTTTATCTAATTTTGAAGAGGATGATATGGAAGATGAGATTGATGTTGATATCGAATCAAGTGACGATGAATTAGACATGGATTTAGATTTAGATTTAGATATGGAAGAACCAATTTTAGATGATGAATTATCTGAAGAAGATTCAATGACAACAATTGTTGATGAAATATTTAATGAATCTAAAGTAGATAAAGTATTAGAAAAATATTTTGTAGTAACTGAAGGTGAGAAAAAAATAAGTGAATCTAAAAAAATTAAAAAATTCTTATCTGAAAAAATTAAAAATGTTTCAGTAAGAAAAGAAATAAAAAAAATGTCAGGAACTATAGAACAAGAATTAACTTCTGAGTTTTTAGTTAAAGAAAATAATAATATTAAATTTTTAGGTAAAACTAATAAAGGTAATTTAGTATTTGAAGCTGACGGTAAACAACTTAAAGTATCTTCTAAAGGTGAGTTACTATGAAGTTAGTTTATGTAAATGAACTAGGTCCTAACTATAAGGGGGACAATATATACGAATTCATCTTTTCAGATGTAGACGATGTATGGGGTGATGAATGGGATGCTCAACCAGCCAATGGTAACCCTTCACCACCCCAAATTCATTTTATAAAAAAAGTAGGTGTTTTAAAAAATGTTAATATAGACTTACATTTAATACAAAACTCTGACTTTTTTGGTGTATATGATTCTATTGATGGTATCATAGCTTTAGCCTGGGAAGACGAAGATAGTGATTCCATACTTGATAATAAATTTAAAAGACTAGTTTTCCATTATGGTGATAGTGTAAAAACTATTGAGGATAAACTTTATGAAAGGGATATCGTATTAAATTACGAAAAAAGTTTTAGCGAATATGAACAACGATAAGGTAAGAATAATGAATTTATTAAGAGAAGGTTTTAAAATTAATACTCTTAAAAAATTAAATACAAAACAAATTAATGTTCTACATAGTAGATTAGTTAAAGAGCAAAATGCAACATCAGATAAGACAGAAAAAATTAAAAATGACCTTGCAATGGCCAATCAATCCGCACAACAACTATCTAATGAATTAGGTGAAGAAAGTGGACACGGATGGGGTAGTTCTGACCAAAATTTCTTTAATCAATCAATTCACAAACAATTGGGTGAACCTGAAAAAATGCCAAGTCCTTTTAGTCCTGAATTAGAGAATGCTGTCGAAGATGCAGTTGATTTCTATTGGGACGATTGGGAAGAGTATCAAACAGATAGAGAAGGATTATTAGTTCACGCTAAAAGAATGTACTTAAGAAGTTACTTTAGAGATAACTTTGAAATGTTAGTTAAAATGTTTGAACCTGCTGATGAGTTACATGATGATGATAATGATGATGATAGTGAACTATATGAAGATAAAGATGTTGATAATTCATTAGAAAAACAGTCAGGTTATAATCCTTACGCAGGTAATAGTGTTGGTAATGATGACGGACCCGCTAATTATGGAGTTAATCCTAAAGCTGGTGGTGATGGAATGGGTATTGCAGAAGGAAAAAAGAAAAAAAAGAAAAAGAAAAAAGAATTTAACACTTCGATTATTAGACCAGCATTTTATACTTTAGGTATGTTTGAGGAAGATAGTGAGTACGCAATTTGTATGGATAGTATACAAGGTAAATATGGTCCTAAAAAGACTTGGAAGAAAAATGCCGAGAAGAAATTTGATGCTTGTGTTAGTAGTGTAAGTAAACAAATTAAAGAACGTAAAGAAAACGTTAGAAAAATTGAAGAAAGTATTGTATCTTTGATAAAAAATACGAACAAACCTTCTATGACTAAAAAAGACTTAATTAATATGGTTGAACAGACACCTGGAACTAAAGAAGCGCCTGTAAAGACACCTACAAGAACTAAACCAAAAAGAAAGAATCCGTATCAACCAAAACATAAACCCGCACCTAAAGCTAAGGTAGAGGATAAAGATTTACCAGAATTTCTTAAATTTGATAATCTAAATATTTCATTCAAAGATGAAGAAAAAAATTAAAGAACAAATCGAATATGATGGACCTGAAAGAATGGACCAAGGAATTCAATCTAAATTAGAAAAGGGAGAGACTCCCATGTCTGATAATCCCGCATTACCAAGAAAAGATGACGATGAACTTGATAACTCGTTTGAACAGTTAATCGCATCCAAAAGATTTCGTGACGTTATTGAAAAAGTTAAAAGATATACAGGTGTAGAAGAAGTCACTCAAAATCAGTTAATGAATTTACAGGGTATGATGATGCAAGCCGTTAAACAAGTAAAACAAATTGAATCTAACAATGAAGGTTATTTAGAACAATTAGCCGTACAGTTGGTTAAACGAGAACTATCTTTACCTGATGACGCATTCCAATATGATGTTGAGTTAACATCAATGCCAGGTCAAATTGATATGTCAAAAATGAGAAAAGATTCAGAAGAGCCTGAAGATGAAGATGTCTTAGACCAATTTGGAGTTAAAGAAGACGAAGCGGAAGATGATTTAGAAAATTTTATGGCGGCGTTTGAAAAGTTTGACTTAGAAAAAGCTAAAAGACGTTTCATTAATTCACTAATTCAAGGAGCATCTAAAAAAGGACATTATATGTTTCATTTGGTCAAAGAAGAATTAGAGAAAATAGACCCAAATTTATTAAATTTATATGGAGTATTAATGTCTGTTAATGATTTATTATATTGGATTATGCCTGATGAAATGGTTATGAATGCCGCTCAAAGCGGACAAGGTATGGAAGGTAAAGAAGAAATAGATGACACTACAGACCCACCAACAATAAAAGCCAAAGGTTTATTTTTCCCTATATTAGTTCACGAACTATTAAAAGGAGTGTATGAAATATTAGGAACTCAAGGACTACCTGACGACCCTAAAGCTGCAGATATGGTTATGTCTTCACAAGATACATTACCTTATGAAATATGGGATTTACGTTTAGGTCCTGTTATTTGGGAAAAATTCATGGATTCATATCCTGAAAAACTTTATAATGAAGATTTAAGAGAAATACAGAATTACCTATTCTCCAGTTTTTCCTCACTAACTACAGATGAATTTTTTGATGTTGCTAAAATGATTATGTCAGGTTCAGATGAAGGTAAAAAAGTTGTATCTAAAATGGTAGATGAGATTATAGAGGAATTAAAATCTCAAAATTATGAAGATGCTATATCACAGTATGACGATGACGATGATGACGATGACGATGGTTTAGCGGGTCTTTTAGACGGGTTGGGTATTTCTTTATCATAAAAAAAACTTATTATGTATAGATGGGACTATCAAGAGAGCAGGCTTTATTGGAATATGCAAAATGTGTAAAGGATACTCCTTATGCATTAAAAACTTATCTACAAACATATGACAATACACAATCACAATACGTACCTTTAGAATTATTTTCGGACCAAAAAACTCTGATTAATGATTATGATTCATACGAAGAAAATATTGCCTTAAAATATAGACAAGCAGGTGTATCAACAGTTACCGCTGCTTGGGCATCTAAAAAAGTAGTTACGGCATCTAAGAGAAAACCTGAAAAAGTACTAATCATTGCCAATAAATTAGATACTTCTCAAGAATTCGCCAATAAAGTTAGAAGTTTTATTGACCAATGGCCGACATGGTTTGGTATTACGTATTCTAATGAAAAAAATTCACAAAGACATTTTAAGTTATCAAACGGTTGTGAGGTAAAGGCAGTTGCAACTTCTAAAGATGCACTTCGTGGTTATACACCAACGATACTTATTTTTGATGAAGCTGCGTTTATTGATGCTGATGATGATTTTTGGTCTGCATGTATGGCATCACTATCCACAGGTGGTAAAGTTATTGTAATATCAACACCTAACGGATTCGACCCAATTTATTATACAATTTATGACCAAGCCTTAAGAGGTATGAACGATTTTAAAATTACAGAAATGTATTGGTATCGTGACCCTCGTTATGCAAGAGACTTACAACTAATTAAATGTAAAGATATTATACACTACATGTTAAATCGTGAAGATTATGACGATAGTAAAATAATCATTAGATATGTAGACATTGACCCTCGTGAACGAGATTATGATGATATTAAATTAAAATTGGCAGACGGGTACAAAGTTTACTCTTCATGGTTTGAAGGCATGGCTAAAAAACTTAAATTTGATAGGAGAAAAATATCACAGGAATTAGAATGTAATTTCTTAGGTTCGGGAGATAATGTTATTCCAAGTAGTACTATTGATATTATGAAACAAAACTACATACAAGAACCAAAAAACAAATTTATAGGTGGTTCATTATGGCAATGGAAAGAGCCAGTATCGGGTCATAAATATATTATGGGTATTGATGTTTCTCGTGGTGATAGTGAGGATTATACTACATTTACGATAATTGATTTTGATACTAGAGAACAAGTTTTAGAATACTTGGGTAAAGTACCACCTGATGTTGTTGCAGAGATTGCATTTAAATGGGCGACAATGTATTCGGCGTTTATAGTAATTGATATTACAGGAGGTATGGGAGTATCTACATCAAGAAAACTGCAAGAATTAGGATATAAAAATTTATATGTGGAAGGAGTTAATACCGCGGACAAATGGAAATACAATCCTAAAACTTTAGATAAGATTCCAGGTTTAAATTTTAATAATAAAAGAGTACAAATTGTTGCTTCATTTGAAGAGGCGTTAAGACATAACTTTGAAATAAGGTCAACAAGGTTATTAAATGAATTAAATACTTTTGTTTATGTAAATGGTAGACCTGACCACCAAAAAGGACAACATGATGATTTAATTATGGCTATAGCTATGGCTATTTACGTAGGTGAAAACTCATTTACACAATTAGAAAAAGTTACAGAACAAACTAAAGCCATGATGGAGAGTTGGTTAGTTAATGAAACTCCCGTAAAGAATACTTCAAGCGATTTCAACCCTAGTTTACCCGCAATGCCTGGAGGAATAAACCATAATAGAAATAGAGGTCAAGCGACTAAAGAGGACTATCAAAATAATTCTTGGTTATTTGGAAAATATTAAATGTTTAGTTTAATTCAAATAATGTTACTATTTATGTAAAAAGAAGTAATGGCAGACAATTATACTATATGGCAAAGACTTACTAAGGTGTTTGGTCCTGACTCAACGTTAGACCAACAAGCACCTACATTTCAATTTGATAAAAAAGAACTTTTAAAGACTCCTGATAAAAAAGAGTACGAAAGAGAAAAACTTCAAGCCCAACAAACACAATATCTTGGTCAACAGTGGCAAAAGATAGAAAATAACTTATATACTCAAGCGGTTTATTATGAACCAACAAGATTAGCTTCATTTTACGACTATGAAAGTATGGAGTATACTCCTGAAATTTCAGCAGCATTAGACATTTATGGTGAAGAGTCGACAACTTCAAATGAAGATGGACACATATTACAAATTTACTCTGAAAGTAAAAGAATTAAATCAGTTCTTGGTGATTTATTTAACAATAGATTGGACATTAGTACTAACTTACCTATGTGGACAAGAAATACTTGTAAATTTGGTGATAATTTTGTTTATTTAAAATTAGACCCTGAAAAGGGAGTAATGGGTTGTCAACAACTACCAAATATTGAAATTACTAGACAAGAAAGGGGAATGAAAATTAAACCTGAAAGAAATAGTACAGATACAGAAAACGACGCACTTAAATTTTTGTGGCAAAATAAGGACATGGTTCTTAATACATGGGAAATGGCTCACTTTAGATTATTAGGTGATGACCGTAAGTTACCTTATGGTACTTCTATGTTAGAAAAGGCTAGAAGAATATGGAAACAATTAATTTTGTCGGAAGATGCAATGTTAGTATATAGAACTTCAAGGGCCCCTGAAAGAAGAGTTTTTAAAGTATTTGTTGGTAATATGGATGACAAAGATGTGGAACCGTATGTACAGAGAGTAGCCAATAAATTTAAAAGAGACCAAGTAGTTGATTCTCAAAACGGTAATGTTGATTTACGAATGAATCAAATGGCAGTAGACCAAGATTATTTTATACCTGTACGAGATGCTAACGCACCTAACCCAATAGATACACTACCAGGAGCTCAAAATTTATCTGAAATTGCAGATATTGAGTATATACAGAAAAAATTACTAACCGCTCTTAGAGTACCAAAAGCGTTTTTAGGTTTTGAAGAAGTTGTAGGAGATGGTAAAAATTTAGCTTTACAGGATATTAGATTTGCTAGAACAATTAATAGAATTCAAAAATCTATGATTCAAGAATTAAATAAAATTGCAATTATTCACCTATATCTTTTAGGTTTTGAGGATGAATTAAATAATTTTACTTTAGGACTAACTAATCCGTCAACACAGGCAGACTTACTTAAAGTTGAACAATGGCAACAAAAAGTATCTCTTTATAGGGACGCAGTTTCAGACCCTGGAAATGGTATACAACCTGTTTCTTCTTCTTGGGCTAAAAAACATATTCTTGGGTTTTCAGATGAAGAAATTAAATTAGATTTACAACAACAACGAATTGAAAAAGCGGTTGGTGCTGAACTTGAAAAAACTTCTGAAACAATAAGTAAGACAGGTATATTTGCAAACATTGATAAACTTTATGGTGACAAACCTGGAGAAGGTGGAGCACCTGCAGGAGAAGTTACTGAACCCGCAGACACTGGATTTGGTGGAGGAGGTGACTTAGGTGGTGATTTAGGTGGCGATTTAGGTAGTGATTTAGGTAGTGATTTAGGTAGTGCTTTAGGTGATACCGGTGGAGATACTGGCGGAGACATAACTCCTGAGAGTATAAATGAAAAAGACTTAAATATGATATTAGAAAATGATATGATAAGAGGTATTTCAGAAATAGACTTATCAAAAGGTAGAGTATCATTAGGTGAAATAGAAGATAAATTGAAAACATTACTAGATGAGTAATATTTATAATAAAAAAGATTATGAATAAATTTGGACAAATAAAATCAAATATAGAATCTTTATTGATTGAATCATATGGAAAAGTTTCATTTAAAAACCATATGAAATCATTTAAAAAGAATATTATAGAGAATGAAAAACTTGCCGAGGCATACTTTTTATATGATGAACTGACAACAAAGAAAGGTCTTTCAACAGATATTGTTGAAGATTATGTTAATGAGAGTATTGAGGTTATTAAAAAAATAATTAATACTGAAAAAGAAACTTTAAAAGAATTAAACATGTGGATTTCTGAAAATAAATCCAAAAATGTAATAAATAATTACAGTAATATTGATACCGTTGTTTACAATACATCTATAAAAAATTTAGAAAAAGTTTTAGAGTGTAAAAATAATATCAAAAGTTTAATCGGAGAAGATTCAAAAATAACTACAGTTTCCGAATCACTTAATATACCTTTAAGTTCTATGTTAAAAATTGCTACAAACACATTTAATAAAGAATATGGTAATATCAGTGAAGAAGAGAAAAAAGAATTAAAAAATCTTTTTTCTTTAGATAAGAACCAAATATCTGAGGAAATTAACAAATCTAAAAAAGTTGTTTTAGAAAAATTATCAGAAAAAATAAATAATTCTCAAGACAAAGAGTTAAATGAAATGGTTAATCAAACTATTAGTAGAATTAACGAATCAGAAAAATCTTTAGTTTCATTATATAAATTAAGACAGTTAGAACAAGGGTTATAATTAAAAAAGGATTCAATCTTCTGAATCCTTTATTTTTTGTATATAAATTGCTTTTTGTTTTTGCTTTCGTTTCTTACAAGATTTTTTGGTAAACTCTTTTTCATTTCTAAGCCTATCCATTTGCTTAGTTTTATAAACTTTGTTTTTGTATCTTTTAAGTACTCTATCTATACTTTCTTTTTTCCCTACTTT